GCCAGTCGGCTGAGGCTCGGCTGTCGACCCGCCCTCGAAGAGTTGAACCCTCGCCAATCTAGCCCCCCGGCGCGATCTTGGCCTTCAACGCACCGGCCTGACTGAGGCCGCCGAGGACCGTTGAGGCGGCTCCGAAATAGCTATTGATGAGCGCTGCCTTGCCACGCGCCCGAGCGGCTTTCGCTGCGGCAGCGGAATTGGAGGCGTCGATCAGATGCCCCTTCTGGTCCTCGGTCTCGCCCCGATAGAGCCGCGCCGCGTCCTCATTCGCGAGCATCTGCGTGTCGTCCTGAAGGCGCTGAGCCGAGCCGAATCCGACATCGATCCCGTTGGCCGCCATCGAAGCGACCTGCTGACCTTTAAGCTGCGAGACCTTGCGCCAGAATTGCGTCTGCTCGTCGACTGCGTTGAGGCGGGAGGTGCGGTAGGCGTCGACCGCCAGCCCCTCGTTCATCTTGTCGACCTGGGCTTCGTATTTGCCCTGAGCGTTCGCCTGAGCGCCTTGCGCGATCTGCCCCGCCGCCGACACAGCGGTCGAGGCGATCATTAGCGGGACAGCGGCGGCAGCTGGCAAGCACACAGCGTATGCCTATGCGGGCTAGCCGCCGCCTTGAATCGCACTAAAGGTCGTACTTGGCGATGGTCGCGCCTTGCTCATTCATCACCCAGAGGGTTGGCCGTGGATGGCGAGAGCCGCCGTCCCCCTGTTCGGGAGGGATGAACGGTCCGAACGTCATTCCGAGCGCATCTTCGGTGCGGTGGCAATAGACGACCGAATATCCTTCTTTGTATTCCTGCGAGACCATCGCGAACGGCCCGTGTATTTGTTCGCTGCGGTCGTAGAAGGACCCCGGCGCATCGGCTGGTTGTGTCGGTGACAGCGAAAACGTTTGGTATTTAATCGTGAACATCGTTCTTCTCCTGCTTCGTCGAACCGCTTTCGCGGACCGCCCATCGCTGGGCTGCAGGATCAGTTTTCGGCGTTCGCCTTCGCTGATTGAATCGCCTCGAAGCGGAAGGTCACGAACTCCACACCGCCATGCGTTTCGACATGGCTTCCGATCTCCGCACCCCAATGCTTCAAAAGCGCAATCGCCTTCACGTTCTGCTTGGCGACGATGTTCTCCATCACCGGGAAGGTTTCGGACCACCATGCGATGACGCGCCGCCCGGTCTGAACGAGATCGAGCTTGTGGTTCAGGAGATCATCGGTCCCGAGCAACCACGGCACTCCGACTCCCATCAACATGCCCCCCGGACAAACGCCGAGCATACACAGCGGCCGATTGTCGCTGTCGAGCGCGGTCAGGGCGTAAAGGCTGGTTCGGATGGAGAGGCGGAGTGCGTCCTTCGGCTTCCTTCCCAGAGCTTCACACTCAAGCCTGTCGACGGCGCGAAGGTTGTTTGCCAACCAGCCTACATGGACGATGGACGCGGGCACCAGCCGCGCGCGCCTCATAGGCTAGCCGAGATTCCCGAATTGCGGCTCGATGAGAACGCCGGTCACATGGAGTGGAGTCGGATCGTCGGATCTGATGAGGATCGTCGTCTCGGTCCCGCTCGATCCTCCAATCGGAACCTCCAAGTCCCCGGTGAACAATGCGATCGGATCGAGATAGTCCTCATTCTCGCGCTGCTTGATCTCGAACAGCTGATCCTCGCTCACACCCGCCTTGACGTTGCGGCTGTCGATTACCGACACGAACGCCCTCTCGACAGCCTGAGGCCGCGCCTTCGTCCATCCCTGCGGCGTCTGCATCGCCAGCGGGAGGGTTTCGATTTCAGCCGTGAAGGGAAGTCCGATGCTGACCGTCAGCCCCCCCGAGGCGAGCGTGACGGTTCCATTCGTCACCACCAGCGGGTTGCCATCCGGGTCGGTGTCGACCTTGCTGCCGTCGACCCACGCAACCACCGTCCGTCCCTCAAGGTGATCGAGCCGATCATAGGTCGCAATTGAGGTCGCGCTGATGAAGGTCCGCGCGCAATCAAGGTAGCAGGCGTCAGCCTGGTCGGCCCATTCCTCTGCCGCCATCCGCTCGATGTAGGTCTTTGTTACCCCCCCGATGGTGCGCTGGACCGTGAAATACACCCGGTCCTCGCCTTCCTCGGTGATCGAGCAGACATCGAGGAACACCCCATCGGTCTCGCACAGGGTCCATCCCCATACCTGCTGCGTCTGGTCCCATGTGAGGCACAGCAGGTTTCCGTCGCTCCTGACCACCCAAACCGCGGATGCTGGCTTTTCCGCGAACGCCCACGCGACGATTGAGAAGCCCTGGAATAAATGACGCGAGAAGATCGACAGGTCGTCGGTTTTGAGGCCGTCGAGCTCGAAGTCGTAGCCGATTGCCCGGACCTCTCCCGTTTTCGCGGTCTCGTAGAAAACCACATTGTCGATAGAGATGGGCTTCAGCCGGGAAGTGCCGCGGCTGACCATCGGCCTGACCCTCGGCGGAGGGGTCGCGGTGATATAATCCTCGTTCGATCCCTGAACCGAAAAGACGTTATTGCTCGTCAGGGCGAGAAGCCCCTGCTGCGTCGAGATCAGCCGGTTGACCGAATTGACCCTGTTGGCGACCAGACCGAGGATCAGGCTGTCATCCTCTCGTCCGGGACGCGTGTAATCCATGTTCTCGTAATCGGCCGAGCGCGATCCCCACAGGCCGTTCGGGCGGTTGATCGTCCGCCCGAGCCACATGCGCTGCTCGTGGAAGGTGATCGTCGAAGGCCGGTCGCCGGTCGCGGCAAACGGATCGTCCCCGACAGGAGGGCCTGAGGACAGGTCCGGGCCGATATTGTCATCGGTGAAAGTGACCGCCAGCGTGGTTCCGATATTGCCGTAGCTCTGCGTGTTGTCGCTCTTGTAGATGCGATAGCCCGTGGCTCCGGTCACGGCGGTCCAGCTGATCGTATTGTAGTTGCGCTTGAGGCCGAGATCGTTGGTCGCCGTGACTGTGGCCGACGCCCTGCTCTCCTGTCCCGTTTCCTCGTTGAACGCGGTGACGACATAGGAGGCAGGCTGCGGGAAGTAGGCGTTCCCGCTGTTGGCCGCGTCAGTATTCGCAACGGTTGGAGTGACCGTAACGCCTGGAGGAGCGGTAATTGTCGGCCCGAAGGTTACGTCCGCGAACTCCCAATTATCGTGGTCGTGCCGGATAAGCTTGCCCGGAAGGTGGTTCTGGTGAGCAAGGTAGATCACGTCCGCCGTCTGCTCGAAGTCGAGGTCCGGCAGCTCTGCCGAATTGTAAGGGGTCGCTGCCCGATAGATGCGCGAGACGGGCATTAGATCGGTGGCTTCAAATTGTGGCTGAGAACGCCGCTCTCGACGATCCCGCCGCCACCGGGGGTGAAGTAGGTAAGCGCGCCATCGACCGAGAGCTTGACGACACGGGCCTCTCCGAGGGGTTCGCCGCTCACATAAGGCTGAGCCCACAGCTTGCCCGACGAATCCCATACGCGGTGCGGCCTGGTCGCGTTCGGGAAGCCGGGGAAACGGAACACCGGCTCGGTGACGATCGTATGGCCGGTGATCCTGAACGCGCCCCATTCGAGCGTCTCATGATGCTGCGTCCAGATATATTCGCCCGCGCTCGCGGAGCTGATCGGCTTCGCCTCTCCGGGGCCGTCGCGTGTTGCGTTCGCCATCAGGATCAGCGTGTCGCTGGTGACGCATGGCCCATCCCAGTTGCCGCCGCTGTCGTAGCTTCCACTGCCGTCGCCAGTGGTTGACGGTGGTGGCGGAGGCGGTGGCGGCGGAGGAACCGGAGGAGGAGGCGGCGGCGGTGGAGGAGGAGCCGCATTGACCTGCCCGGTATCGCTTCCGAAGGTCGTGGCATTCGTGCTGTTGAAATTGACCGTGAAGTTGTTCGCGTCGGGCACGGTGAGGATCGTGAGGACGCGGTTGAGGATTTGCGTCATCCCGAACGCGGTAGGATTGCTGCTCGTGATGTAGATTTGCTGACCGACCGAATAGCCGTGGTAGGCGGCGGTGATCTTCGCATTGGTCGCCTTGGTGATCGCGGTGATCTTCAGGCCGGTTTCGAGAATTGCCCCTCCCAAGGCAAAGGGCCGCATCAGTGCTTGGGCGAACTCAAGCGCATACGCTTGGGTATCCGAGAATTGGAACGGGATGAGATGCGAGCCCGACGAAAGGGCCTCGGCAACGAACCGCGTCCCCATCCTTTTCTTGAGGCCGCCCGTTCGCTGAACCTTGACGTTGGTCGCCTTCCTGACCGCCGCCTGATAGACCGGAAGCTCGAACCGCGCCTCGGCTTCGGGGCTGATGCACCCTTTGGTAAAATTGGAGAGCGCGGCTCTGTACGCCATCAGCAATCCCCGTGGCGCGCGGCGATGCCCTCTGGGATGTAGCCGGCGTAGGTTTCGGGTTGCCGGTTGCGGTCGTCGGCAATCGCCTTCTGCCAAGCCACTTCCGCTTCCTGGAGGATGGCGGTGCGAAGGTTGCTGTCCTTCTTCACGGGAATTGCGATCTCGGCCGCGAGTTGAAGTCTCACCGCTTCGATCACGAGGTTCGAAACCCTCAGG